GACTCTACGACAATGTGGAAGTCTGCTGAGGCAATTGCTCTAGGGACTATTGGCCCAAACTTACTAAGTCTGCCTGTTTTAAAGTGGCTGGTCTCGTTGATCTCATAGGGGATACCAGTGATCCAACTCTCACAAGCAGGCTTGCCATATCCCATTTCCCTAGCCATGTCCAGAAGAGTTTGAATGGGATACCTAAAGTAATTTCCATCAAAGCCAGTTTCATATGGGTTTAGATTGTGAAACGAGTATGAGAAGTGTTTGAGTAGATCCTTATCTACGAGTTTTAGGTATAGCTCGAACCTGTCCTCGTTAAAGTTTCTGCTAAGTATATTGAATTTGGTTCGTTCTGTTAATTCAGAGGTATCAACATTCTTACATCTAACCTGCAAAGGACTATATAGAACAAATTCAATGTCTGGGATATCGGAAAATATTCTTTGACAGAACTTTCTGAACATCTGATCTTTAACCACGAATACTATCTTGTTACCAGGTATCTGCCACTCTTTTATCCTGCGTCTAAAGTTTCGAACAACTAGTAGATTAAAATAGTCATCGCAGAAATTAATTAACAGTCTTACATTAGGTTTGGTTTTTAAATGGATTAGATGTGGGTCATCCAAATTATTGAAAAGATCTTCGAAAGGATAAGACCTCATTGCTTGATCTAATCTGTCAAACAATAGAACAGCGTTGTCGTCTTCTAATGCCTTGTTCCAAGGTAGAATAGGACCGTAAAGATAGATATCCTCTGTTTTAATCCTGTGGTAAAACTTTGTTGGCATAACCTATTTCCTTGTTGGGATATCGAATGGTTCGTTAGATTCTTTGTCGTACCAATATAAACTCCTATGAGGTCTATCCTCTGGTTTATAATCGGCATCACTATAGTAATAGAATAATCTAAATGTTGTCCTATGTACACCTGCAGGACATTTCAGTGGCTCTGGATATCCGTGGAATCCTCGGTTACTGTAATTCCATATTACTGCGCTATTAAATAGGCAAGGGAATTCTTTTACTTTATTTTCTTTTTGATTGTCCCAGAACTCTAATGCTCCGCCCCATTCAGGATCCCAATCGGGTGTGAGGTAAACAATTAATGACTGAGCTCTGTGTAATTTGAATTGGTCGTTCCAGTTAAAATCAGAATGTACTTGCAAGGAATCGTTGGTCCAACTTTTAGAATACCCACCACCTACAATAAACGGATCGCCTATAGATCCTTCAGTTCCGGTTATTCTATTTAACCAGTCTATACCTAATGAACTGTGCATAGAGTTTACAAATTCTGTTGCAACAGGTAAGTGTTCTAACTTATTACACTCTTGCATATGACTTCCCTTGCGATCAAAGGTAGTCCACAGATGTTCGGGCGTGTTTCTTGCCTCGGAAAACATTTTCCTTGCGATCATATCTGGAAGGAAATCGTTTAAGTAGACGTGAGGTACTGGAACTTCTGTTTGGTAATTGCTTTTGTATTGCTCAGGCGAGAACTTCTCTCTGATATATCGTATGCTTTCCAATTACTTCTTTCCTAGTGCCTGCGCCCCAAAGAATGCGGCTACAATACCTGCGACTGCTACAAAATATGTAGCTGCCATATCGCCTAAGATTTGACTTGCTGAGTCTAGGCCTATGAGGACTGCGAGAACAACAGCAAAAGGATAAAGCAACATACCACCTAGTGCGAACCACGCCATTTTACGTTGGGCATCTCGCATCGCATCTTCATCTTCTAGGCGCTTACGTTTAAACTCCATATACATTTCATGCTCTGCTTTACTGACTCTTCCGTCACCGTTGCTATCTGCTTCATGGAAAGCAGTTTTATTTTCTTCAGACATTATGCCTCCTATTTTGCATACTTGCTAATGTGTGATATTAACTCCTCTTTATTTATATCACCTACAATGTCTGCAAAAGGAATATATCCGATAGCTAACCTGGGGTCGTGGAATTGGTGAGGCATTTTGTCTGCCATTCGATGCCATGCTGGCTGAGCTACTCTCTTTAGCCAATCATTTTCCATATCTTTTGTAATAGGATCTCCCATGTGCATAAAGAATGTAGCCCTTGCCCATACTTGAGCTTGAACCTGAGAAGGTTTTATATTCCAGTCTTTTGTATTTACAATCTCTGCAAAGTGTTTACCTACATGAGCATAGGCAAGATATAGTGTTCCTAACTTTCTTTGAACTGTAAACTTTGGAAATGCTTCGGTTGGAATTCTATATGTTTTTTCTCCGTCGGTGTATCCCCATCTAGGAGGGGCACCAGTCTCTAATAATTCTATCTGATGAATGAGGTTGTTGATGTCGTCCCAAATTAATTTATCTTCATGCTTGGCAGTGTTTACTGATAAAGCAAATTGATTGTGCAAGCCATTGAAATCAACCTCGTCTCGATTAAAATTAAAATGTGCTGCCTTATCCCACAAATCGTTTAGAAGTTTTTCTTTATCTCGTTCTAACCAAAAATATTCCCTAGAATATTTAACTTCTTGTTCTAAGAACCGTGCGTGATTTTGTGAGAATTCGTCTGCGTGTACAACAAAGTCTAAATCGTTAAAACTTAATATCATCATATCCACCCTTAAATTTATTTGAGGCACCATACTGTGGAGTCTGTTCAGCACCCGAGTCTTGTAAGTCGGCTTGCGGATTTTCTAAATCAAACAATTTCATTCTCGCTCTATCTACACCAACCATAAATCTTTTGTTCTTAGTAGGATCAGCATAACGATTCTTCAACTGTTTAACCATCAATTGTCCTAACTGTTCTATCTCTTCTGTACTTATAAGAGCAAACATCAAGTCTGCTGTAGCAGGCAAACCAAATGATTCTGAGGTATCCGTCAATTCAACGTCACTGTTTCCATAACCACCTCGAGTTGTCTGTGTCGCTGACATAATAGGAATATCAAACTCTACTGCCAAGCCACGTAGCTCTTCTGCAATACTCTTAATAATTGTATAGCTGTTCGCGGCATTGCCAGGACGGAATCGAGAACTACCACAAATGTTTAGATAGTCAATAAAGATAATGTCAGGAGCAAAGTTACGCTTGAGTCTAAGTTCATTCAACAATGCTTTAAAATGTCCGGCGTGTGCTGATGCTGTAGGATATTCTTTAACAATTAATTTACCATTAATCTTTTTATTAATTTTAGAAATCCTATCGTCGAACATACTCTTAGGCATATCCTTCAAATCCTGAATAGGAATGTTCATTAAGTTCGCATCAATACGTTCTGCAATTCTTTCCTCGGACATTTCAAGTGTAATGTACAAAACATTTTTGCCTGTGCTAATAGCGCCTGCTGCCATATGACACATAAACAAAGACTTACCTACACCTGTACCTGCAAGTGCTATGTTCAATGTTTTATTTGCTAGTCCGCCTTCAGTAATCTTGTTAAACATATCCAAGTCAAAGGGCATCTTCTCTTCTAGTCTGTGATAAAATTCAAAACGCTGATCTGCGTTCTCAATATAATCGTGTCCTACGTTATTGTCGAACCCAACTGCAAGAGCGTCTGACAATATACTAGGTAATGCATCTGTACTGTACTGCTGATTCTTACCATCAATAATCTGAATCGAATCCATAATAGCATTGTAGAGTGCCTTGTCCTTACAGAATTTTTCTGTTTCTTCAACCAACCATTTAGTATCTAGTTCTTTATCCTCTACATTGTTGAGGAACTCATTTATCTCTTTGTCCTCAATCTCAGACACACGTCTATCATCTTGACAGGCAATAACGATTGCCTCTTTACTAGGGCAAGCATTATACTTCTCAGCATACTCCCAAATTTTAAGATAGATTGTACGTTCTGCAGAGTCGTTGAAATATTCACTTTTCAAAAAAGGAATAACTTTCCTAAGATATTCCTCATCATAAAATAATTTTGTAAGTATAATTCTTTCGACTCTGTTTTCCATCAGCTAAGTTCCAAGTTGTAAACGAATAAACCGTCTCGGTTAAAGTAGTTATCCATTGTGAATAAAATAGCATTATATATTACTTCAGGATCAAATGCAACATCTTTTAGTCCTGTTTGGTTAAGTGTTCTACCGGCTTTAATAGGACCAAACTTAATATTGCATATTTGTTTATCTAGGCAAAAATTGTTAACGTTGCCTTTAGTTCTTCGGTATTCTCTTTCATCGTCGTCTAAGAATATATTTTTAGTTGCCAACAACTCGTCAGAATATTGATCGATTGTTCCACCTATGTTAATTAACATTACCCTGTCATTACCTGTAGGCCACATCTTAAGAGTATGCCAGTCTGAATAATGGTTGCCATACAAGTCCATTAACATATGCATCTGGGCATCGTCCCATGCCGAAAAGTTATAAGCGTTGTTAATTATAACATCACAATCTTTAGACTTTTCTACAATAGACTGCCTGTCTTCTGCATTTGAAATATCGTATCCTAGACTTTTAGAGAATCCAATAACATCGTTACCTAACTCCTGTAAGTTTTCAAATACAAGTTTACCAAGTCCTTGTGTATGTCCAATGACTGCTATCTTTTTACCCGT